TGAAGAAGTGTTTAATGTAATCTCGTGAGATTTCGTCCCGGCAAGGACTTGTGCAGATTTTGGTGTTTGGAGTCTGGCTTGCCACTTGTCAAGCCATCACCAGTTTTCTTACGCATTCACGACTGACGTAAGTTGCACCACCAGAAGGGTCAAAATTAGTTCGCTGAATTGTGCCCGCGATCGATCATGATAGACAAAATTTCTTCAGATCGGCGGGTGACACTTGCAGGGGGGGCGTTGAATAGGTGTGCCGCTGCAGGGAACGGCTCAACCATCGCTGCGCCTGCTGGTAGTGTCCGAGTGGGGTATTCTCCGCTCAACTCGGCGGTCAAGATCGCGAGTGAGGGGGGTAGTGTATGTCCTTTGATTCCTTCCCAAGTGGTTTGTTGGCGCAGGCTTTCGTCATATGCCATAAGCTCTCCGGAGGTGTACTGGTACGCCTTGGCGGCGTTCTCGTACATGTGCTCCAAATCGCCGTTGTCCACTGGGTAGGGCCCCGCATTAAGTTTCCAGGCCAACTCCCTGTCTTCTATGCTAGCAATAAACTCCTCTGGAACAGTGAAGTCGCCACTAGCATACTTAGCAGGGCCGAGCTTTGCTAGCCAATCAGGCAGCTCGCCCATGTCTTTGAAGGCCCAAATAGCGGTAATATAAGCGCCGATAATCGGAGTGAACCGATCGGTCACCATATAGCCAAATAATTTGTTACGATACTTATTCTTGTCGGCGTTAGTCGACACGGCTAATTTCTGCGCAGCCCTCTCGATCTTCGTGTATGACACCCTAGATTCGTTAAGATTAGGGTATATCCGCGAAAGGAACTCGACCTCCTCATCAAGATTTGGATCAGAGAAAGTCACTTTGCGTTTGAAGCCGTCAGCGGCGTCGAGATACTTGCTCGCGGCCAACCAGGTTTCGTCTGGAACGCCGGGAATGCTGCACTCTACACCGTCGTCGCCTAACTTGAGGCCAATAGCGTCGAACAGCAACCGCATAACTGGTGTCTTTGGTGTTGATTTGACCTGGCGAACTTCGCACACGCCGAGTGTTGCGAAAGTGCCCCCGCCAAACTTCTTGTAATACGACCAGTCAGCGGAATCGTAGTAAGGGTAGGCTTTTGCAACAATACCCGATTCTTGAA